TATATCTAAATAAAATGTTGTAAAAATAATCAAATATCGTTATTTTAATTAAACCCATTTCATCTCGACTTCACCCCAAAGTCGGGATTTTTTTTATTTTGATTTTTTATATTTATCAATTTTTGCCTGTTCTCGTTTTAAGGCATTGGTCGCAGTCTTTTTAGACTTATAAATATGCGTAAGCTTTAAAGGTTTGGTCTGATCGCCTGAGGTCAGTTTGATAGACTTGCCACCTTCACTGTAATAGGCAATCACACCAGTGAATTCAGCATAATTTTTACCAGTGCGCTTTTTCTTTTTGGCTTGCTTTTCTTCTTCCGTTTTTTCTTCCTTGCCTTCAAACAAAGTTGACACGTCATCTGCATCGGGCAGCTGCACTTCCAATTCAACAGAAGTGGTCAAGCCACTGTCATTTAAAGTATGGGTGATGTTGGTACCTAACCAAATGATGTCATCAATTTCAGGCTTGAGTCCGTTAAATTCAAATTCCTGTTCGGGAATCAGTGTCGGATCTCCTTTGGCCAAAGCATAAGTCAGCTTTTGTGCTGAACGTTTGCAACGGTTGTATTCTGCATTGGCTGCCAGTTCGGCTGTAGATTTGTCCCGATGCACATAACGGATCTCTTTTAAGTTGTCTTCACTGTCACCGACAAATACATGCAGTTTTTTGGCTTTGTTATCTGCATAGTAATAGGCTTTGACACCAGTGATATTGTCGGTGCCGGTACCATTGGTATAGTTGTGCTGATCGCCTTCATCTCTTGTGATGATCTTTCGTGGTAAGGCTAAACCGGAAACGGTTTGACTAGCTCCACGTGGTAATAAAATCAAATGGCCATTCTTCACTGTCGCAATGGCATCTTGTTCATCGGCAATTCGAGTAATGAGATTTGCATCAGATTCATTCTGAGCAATGTATTTAATAACTTTGGACGCAAATTTTTCATGAACTATGACTTTGAGTTCATATTCATCACCGATCTTGTCAAAAATTTGCTGAATAGTTTGATTATTCCAGCTGCGTTCACGTTTCTGTTTTAAACCTTCAGATACGTCATTGGCCATGGCAGAAATTGAAAGTACATCTGGCGCACCACGATGTGAAGTCGATTCAACCTTATATACGCCTTTATCAAATAAACCGGTATTGGACCAACCTAACCACACCTGAATTTTTGCACCTTTAGGTGGGATCAACAGCATGCCGTCGGCATCACTGAGTTCAATATCTACAGTGTCAACAACCAAGCCACGATTATCTTTGACTGTCAGCGACATTAAACGTGTGGCCATTTGCGGTGAAATGTCCACACCATCGACTTCAACACGAAATATGGGTGTTGGGTATTCAGTTAATTTATCGTACGCATTGATGGCGTTATTTGCGACATTCAAAACCTGATTCAGCATTATAGGATCCTATTCAGTGCACCAATGCCCATGCCAACTAGCGTGCCCAAAATGCTGGGTTGCCAGTCGCGAACGATGGTCAGTTTGATGGTGAATTCTGTTTTACGTGCTGCACCATCTTTGAAGAAAAAGGTTTTGCCTTCTTCTAGGTCATTGATGATGACCAAGCCATAAATTTTGCCTGTGCCTTCAATCAGGGTATAGGCTTTGCCGGTATCCCCCATTTGACGCACGATGTCCAAAGTGTTTCGACTGCCGGTGATCTCGTGATAAATCACCCCTTGCAGGGTGATGGTATCTTCACCTTTACCAACAAATTGATAAGCAGGTGCAGCACCAACACGGCTATTGGATGGATGTCGCCAGTTGGTAACACGTTTTAATTCTTGATATGAGGCAGTGCGTAGTGAAAATACGAACATGCCTAAAGCCATCATCATGTGTCTTTACTCCGTGTCTGTTAAAAATTTACGTTTTTTCATCTGCTGTTCTTCAGCCACTCGCTGGAGTTCCTGACGCATTGCTTCAGCCGTTCCTTTGACCACGGATCCATCTTTAACTTGAATAGTGACTTGAATTGTATCTTGGCTGATATATGAACGTGGGTTATTGCGACCAACATTGATGGGTTTGACTGGTTTTGTTTTTACGGCTGTATCGACTACACCTTGCGTGGCAGTGGTGGTTGCTGCCACTGGTAGTCCATTGGAATTGGCAATACCGTTGGCCATGCCTTGCATGGTATAGCCACCAATGCCCATGAAGACACGTGAGGGTGAATGAATGCCTAGAATGCCCTTGGCTTTATCAATGACACCACTTACCGCACCTGTGATGGCATCTTTTACGGCATTGACCTTGGATAAAATACCGTTTTTCAATCCTTCTAAAATCATGGCACCAAAGCCGGTAAACTTCGCTGGAAGATCAATGCCGAACCATGACAGTACTTTTGCAAATGCTGAATAGAACAGACCAATTGGACTCCAATTGATGATCAGTGCTGATATGCCTTTAATGCCACCATTGAATGCCGTTTTGATAGTGTTCCAAATGCCGACAAAGAATCCTGATATAGGGGCCCAATTCTTATAGATCAGCAGGGCAGCACCTGCAATGCCTAAAACAATCCATGTAATTGGGTTGGTGAGTAAAGCCATGCTCATGCCTTTGGCTGCAAGCGCGACCACACCAAAGCCTTTGGCAACCATCATCATTGGGCCAAAAATAGCAATCGCACCAATGGATAGGGCAGATAGACCGCCGATAAGAAGTGCAGCACCACCAGCTACTTTTGCAATTGTATTGGCTAAACCCGGATTTGCCTGAGCCCAAGCTGTCACTTTTTCTGTAGTGCTAGTGAAACCTTCAATCATAGATTTGAACTGGGGTGCAAGTTGCTCCCCAAATAGTGCAAGTAAGCTGGTAAAAGTACCACCAGCAGCATCTTTTAAATTTTTAAGTGTACTTAACTGGGCATTTACACGAGTTTGTAAGTCTGCTTGTGCCTGCATTTTTGCGACAACTTCATCGTAACCTGTTTTACCTTTGTCAATTAGCAAGTTTAAGGCTTGGATAGTTTCTGCATCGTTGCCAAACATATCACCCAAGATTGGTAGCCGTTTTTCGGTACTTAATCCTTTTAACTTTTCAAGCTGTTTATACATATTATCTAGACCACCGAATTCACCTTTACCATCTGTGAAATTCATGGTCAGTCCAGTCTTGCTGTCTTTTAACGCTTTTTTGATTCCATCTGTATCCATCATGGACTTAAAGATTTTACTGAAAGCATTACCAGCACTTTCGCCAGCCATTGCTGCCTGATCTGCCATAACAAGTAAAGGTGCCATAGCTTTTGCACCTTCTAATCCTTCCTGCTTAATCGTTTTCATCCCGGCAGAAAGTTTTGAGAAGCCTTGAAGCATGTTGCCTTTATCTACCCCTAAGTAGTAACTTCTTTGGATTACATCCATCAGGGAAAGCATATCTTTTTCTGCTGTTTTAGTTGCATCTTGCATCTTTGCTGCAAACTCAGCAGCTTCTTCAAATGGCATTTTCATTTGCACACCAAGATAGCCAGCTGCTACACCTACGCCACCAAGAATTGCTTTGGCTGAAATACCTTGTTGTATTAGAACAGCCATCATGTTTTGGAAGTCAGCTGTTGTACCAGGTAATTTTGTTCCAAGGCTGTTTGCCAGTTTATTGATTTCGCCATATTCCTTGGCTACTTGCCCATTGGCTTGCATCATAGATACACGTAGCCCCATTGCAGCATCTTCAGCATCTTCGTATTGTTTAAGTGAATATCCCATACCAGCAATAGCAACTGCACTTACAGCCAATCCCTTCTTGGCTAATTCACTGGCTTTATTCATGCGCGTTTGCATTTCTTCATATTTTTTTTGAGCCTTTTCATGACGTGAAAGGGCTTCTTTTTGTTTGTTCAGTTCCATTGTGGTCAGGTGGATTTTATTTTTCAGCTCGGATTCTTCACTGTTGATCCGATCCATCTGAATACCAGCTTTGTTGAATTCCTGTGCCATGCCAGTCAGTTCTTTACTTTGACCTTTTTGCACTGCCATCAGGCGTTTATGAGCAGCTTCAGCACGTGCCAAAGCGGTCACTGTTTCCTGTGCTTCAGGATTAATCTTTAAGGCTTGTTTTAATTCAGCAATGGTTTGTTTATTTTTAGCCAAAGCCTGAGCTGTTTTTTCAGACTGTGCTGTGAGCTGACGGAAACCTGAGATTTTGCGCTGTTGTGCTTCAAGGTCCTTCAACTCACCATTGGTTTTCTTTAATGCAGCAGCCATAGATTTTGAGCCACCAATGATTGTTTTGATGGGTCCAGATACTTTATCTACAGCATTGAACAGGACTTCTAATTTTAGTTTTGACATTGGTGGACTCGTTTACACGTTGGTTTGATGACGCTTCAGCGCAAGGTGATGCCATTTACTTAATTCGATAATATCCATGTCATCGTATGCGCTGGGTGGCCAATGAAAGATGCAGGCAATATTGGCAATTGCTTCATCTACTTCATCGACCAGTTTTATTACTGTTCCTCTTTGATCGCCTTCTGCACCGCTTGTGGGTACAAAAAAGTGACCAAGTGACCTCCTAAATTTGCAAAGTCGACAGGATCCAGTTCAAGTACTTGCTGTGCTGTTAATGCTGGTGTGGTGACACGTGGCAGTACTTTGATTAATGCATTGACATCATGCTGATAGATCGCCTGCAGGCTGACACCGCTGAGTGCTTTCACATTGGGTTTGCGAATGGTGATGTGGGTGATTGTCTGACCACCAGATTTGATTGGTTCTTCAAGTGGCACGACTTCTTCATTTGGATTCTTAATCAGTTCTTGATTCTGTAATTGACTTTCAGTCAAGGTTTGAACGTTGTCTTGGTCTTGAGTATTCATGTTGCATTCCTAAAAAGTGACAAATTAAAAAAACCTTGCACAAAACGTTGTTCATGCAAGGGTAGGAAAACTTAAATGCCTAGTGCGTTACGTTGCTTCGCTAAGCGATCAACACCGTCAATCACTTCTTTGAAGCCTAGAATGTCAATTTCGATCTCAACTTTGCCGTTTACAGTCAATTTGTAATAAACACAGTTGGTCACGACTTTATGTTCAGTGTCTTCACCTGGTTCAGAATCACCGCCATCAATTTCTTCATGACGACCACGAACCACGACTTCAACTGCATCAAGTTCACCCGTGTCATCACGTTGATAAGCACCAGTAAAACGCATGTACACGCCATCGATCTTTTCCATACCGTATTGACGTAGTGTGAGCAGGTCTAAACCACCGAATGTGGATTCAAGCACCAAGCCATCATCAGACATACCCATGTCTGTCTTGACCGTGCCATTCATACCGCCACCACGGTAATCTTCAGTTTTACGACCTA